GTTCCTACTCCCGTTGACCCGAACACTACAATCTGATATAATTGGGGAAGGTAAAAAAAGTGCCTTCCCTCTTTTTACGATTGAATCAACTTTTACTATTGATATGACTGAAACCAAAAATCATCTCTGGAAATACAACGAAGATAAGATTCTCAAAGATGTTGAAGATTATGTGACCAGTACTTACGGAAGTCATTACTGTGGTCACGAACAAGACTATAAAGATGTTCAAACAATTGACTTGATGGCAGCAAAAGAACTTGCTGCTGGATTTTGCCAAGCAAACATCATTAAGTATGGTAGTCGCTATGGTGACAAGGATGGACGCAATAAGCGCGATTTGCTTAAAGTGATTCACTATGCTATGCTCCTGCTCCACTTTGATGGGCACTACACTCGCAAAGATAACGGTCTCTCTGAATTTCGCTGATTATTATGAAACTCTCTGACAAAACTATGAAACTCTCTGACAAAACTCTGACTCTTCTGAAGAACTTCTCTTCTATCAATCAGTCCATTCTTTTTAAGGAGGGGAATAGTCTTCGCACTATTTCTGTGATGAAAAATATTCTTGCTGAGGCAACTATTGAAGAGGAACTTCCCAAGGATTTTGGCATTTATGATTTGAACCAATTCTTGAATGGTCTAAATCTTCACCATAATGCTGAACTTGATTTCCAGAACGATGGTTATGTCGTTATCAAAGAGGGTAAGTCTCGTTCCAAGTATTTCTTTGCAGATCCAAACGTAATCATTACTCCCCCCGATAAATCTATTTCTCTACCGAGTGAAGATGTTTGTTTCATTCTTGATACCAAAGAACTCGATAAACTGCTTAAGGCTGCTGCTGTTTATCAACTTCCTGACCTGTCTGTGGTTGGTGAAGCAGGTGTGGTGAAACTCGTTGTTCGTGATAAGAAGAACGATACATCCAATGATTTCTCTGTGGTTGTTGGTGAAACTGATGAGGTATTCACTTTCAACTTCAAGGTAGAAAACATCAAGATTATTCCTGGGAATTATGAGGTTGTCATCTCAAGTAAACTTCTGTCACGATTCAAGAACACTGGGTTTGATGTGACTTATTATATTGCTCTGGAGCCTGATTCTACTTTTGGTTGATGAACATCTTCGTTACTTCCCCTTGGCCTGCTGAGAGTGCTATTTGCCTCCCTGACAAACACGTTGTTAAGATGCCCTTAGAGTGCTGCCAAATGCTCTCTATCGTGGCATCAGAGAAGTGGGGACACGGATACGGCACTCTCCCTAAGGCGGATGGAACCCCCTACAAGACCGAGAAAGGAGCATTCCGCAATCATCCCTGCACCAAGTGGGCACTGGAGAGTATCCATAATGCCTACTGGTTAATCAAGTGGGGATTGAACTTGTCCGATGAATACTGCCTGCGGTATAATAAAACTCACTCCTGTTATAAAACTCTAGTGGATGCATACTATTTGTTTCCCAAAGGTAAGATTACGGAAGTGAGTCCATTTGCTCGCGCTATGCCTGAGGAATGGAAGTTTGACGACACCATTGATACATTTGAAGCATACAAAAGATATATCTCATCCAAACCTTGGGTATCTGAAAACTATCTTCGTATGCCGCAAAGAAAACCTGATTGGATTTGATTATGAAACTTTTTAGGATATGTTTCCAGTTGTGGAAAGACCTAATAAAATACGATGGCAGTGATAAAGAATGGGACTTAAAAGATTACCAAAATATTTTTTGGGATTATCTTAACTATTCTCATATTAAAAGTGAATGGAACATTATGATGGAGTGGAAATGACTAGTGAATTCTTATTCTGTGAGAAGTACCGTCCTCAAGTAATTGATGATTGTATTCTTCCTGATGATACTAAAAAAACATTTAAGGAGTTTGTGGCGAAAGGTGAGATTCCAAATCTCCTTCTTGCTGGACCTCCTGGTATTGGTAAAACTACCATCGCAAAGGCATTATGTAATGAATTGGGGGCAGACTATTATGTCATCAACGGATCCGACGAAGGGCGTTTCCTGGATACTGTGCGGAACCAAGCAAAGAACTTCGCTTCGACCGTCTCACTTACGGGATCTTCTAAACACAAAGTCATCATCATCGACGAAGCGGATAACACAGGCAACGACGTTCAACTCTTATTACGGGCGAATATTGAGGCATTTTATAGCAACTGCCGATTCATCTTCACCTGCAACTATAAAAACAAGATTATCGAACCTCTTCATTCCCGATGTGCAGTCATCGACTTCACAATTAAGGGAAAGCAACGAGTGCAACTTGCGGGAAGTTTCTTTCAACGTCTTCAACAAATTTTGGATTCGGAAAAGATTGAATATGATGAAAAAGTAGTTGCTGAACTGGTAACAAAACATTTCCCCGATTTTCGACGTGTTCTAAATGAAATCCAGAGGTATTCTACTGGAGGTAAAATTGATTCTGGTATTCTCGCTTCGTTCTCTGATGTATCTGTAAATGAACTCATCAAACATCTCAAGGAAAAGAACTTCACGGAGGTCAGGAAGTGGGTGGTCTCCAACTTGGACAACGATTCTCCTATCATTCTCCGCAGGGTTTATGACGCCTGTTATGACTCTCTTATGCCCGCCTCTATTCCTGCTGCCGTTCTTGTTATTGCTAAGTATCAATACCAATGTGCGTTTGTGGCTGACCAAGAAATTAACCTCTTAGCGGCACTAACTGAAATTATGTGTGAATGTGAATTTAAATAAAGGAAAAGAAAAATGAATGTAAAACTAATTCGTATGTGGTCTGGTGAAGATGTCATTGCAGACCAAGTTGGAGATTCGGAAGACCAGATTGTTATTCGCAATCCTATTGTCGCTATCCCTGCTGGAAATGGTCAGATGGGATTTGCTCCTTGGTCTCCTCTATTGAAAGATAAAGATGTAGATTTGGAAATTTCTAAATCATACGTTGTTTATATTTCGGAAGCACAGGATCAGATTGTCGAACAATATGAGCAAATGTTTTCCGTGATTAAAGCGCCAAGCAAAAAGTTAATTGTTTGATGATGATTATTTCTGAACAAGATGCTCAGTGGGCAGCAGATGAGTTTATCAAGTATTTCTCTCAGATGGGGAATATTGAAGACTATTTGCGTTTTGTGAAGAAAGAAGTTATTCGGGGAACTAATACTCTCGCTCCACTTCATGATGAGTTTTTCAATGAAGATATTCATCCTGAAGATATGGAGTTTGATATTAAGTTTATTGGAGATAGATTCCAACAATCTTTACCGCAAGAACATTATAATAATCTTCTTAAGGTAGTATCTTCCCATAATAATGAATCAAATATTCCTGGAAGAGAACTTCGTTGGATGGTATTTGAGAAGAACACCAAGAAAGTTATTGGGTTTATTCGCTTTGGTTCTCCCACCATTAACTCAAAACCAAGAAATGAATGGTTGGGTAAAGTTCCTAATCTTTCCATTTTTAATAGACATGCTGCGATGGGTTTCGTAATTGTTCCCTCTCAACCTTTTGGGTACAACTATCTTGGTGGAAAACTTCTTGCACTTCTTTGTTGTTCTCATTATGCAAGAGAAACTTTAAATGAAGTATTTGAGAAGGATATTGCTTTATTTGAAACCACATCTCTATATGGATCAACAACAGATGCATCGCAGTATGATGGTCTTAAACCATTTATGAGATACAAAGGACTAACTGAAAGCAAGTTTCTTCCTCTTCTTCACGACGAAGCATTTCATACTCTTCATGATAGATTTACTCTTCTTAATAACAATACTCCTCTTACTGATAACAAAGCGTCTTCAAAGAAGATGAAGCGACAGACAAAGATGATTTCTATTATTCGCAATTCACTGCAACATAAAGCAAAACTTTCCGAGTTTAATAGTGTAATTAATACTGCATTTTCCCTCACACAAAAGAAAAGATTTTATATCTGTGAGTATGGATATTCAAATGTCCGTGAAGTAATTCTTGGGGAACAAGAAGAACTTATTCGTGGTCCAAACTGGGATAAGTATCATTTGGAAAATATCGTTTCTTGGTGGAAGAAGAAAGCAACCAAGCGTTACGAAAAACTTAAAGAAGAGAATAGGTTTAGAACCAAGGTAGAACTTTGGACAGATGATGATGACATTCAAATTATAAGATGATGGAACTTAAAGATTGGTTAAACTCAATTAATTTTACTAAAGAAGATTTGTCTGAAGATATTAAAGAATATCCTGCGTTCATTATTAACAAGTGTTTGTCTGGACAGATTGATTCGATTCTTTTTGCCAATGAAATGAACATGAATCATCATCTGGATAAAGATATGCAATATTCTTTTTATCTAAATAGTCTCAGGAAAAGGAAGAGATTTTCTCCCTGGCTCCGTAAGGATAAAATCAAAGACTTAGAATG